GGAAACAGGTTCAGAATATGGTGCTCATTTATATAGTGGTCGCGGTGAACCTATGTCCTTATATTGGGAAAATTACATTTTACCGTCTATCAAAAATTTAGCCACAGATAACGGTGGAGGTGCTCTTACAAATTTATTAAAAAATAAGAACAATAGTATAGAAGCAAAGGAGACACCGCCACCGGAAGAAGTGGAGGGCAATACAACGACATCGGAAGAAGTGGAGGGCGATAGACTCAAAAGAGGTAGAATTGAAACTGAAACTGAAACTGAAAAAACCACCAAGGTCCCTCGCACAAGACAAGGTGGAGGCAACAAACACAAGCGACGAACCAAGAAAAATCCCATTCTTAAAACAAAAAAAACAAAAAAAGCAGTCAAAAAATCCAAACCTAATAGCAAGAAAGCAAAAAAGGCAGTCAAAAAATCCAAACCTACTCGCAAAAAAGCGAAGTGAAATTAAAATTATATAAAAATTAAATAGTTTTTTTTAAAAATAAAAAATATTTAATTTAACCTAATGTTGGTCGCTGCCTCTCATCAAATACTAATGGGTAAGGCATAATGACCGCTTGGGGGCGTTCAAACCAAGGCTTGAACTCTACTTGTCTAATACTGGGATTTACTGGCTCTACGGCATCTACTAAATTAGACGCGCCAATACCGCGTAAAGATGATTCTATATCTATACCATTATTGGAGAGAGTTTGGTGTGCCATATGACTTGGTATATATCCAATTTCAGGAAAACACACTGTAGTGGGAATACCCGCTGCAGAATGAATATATAAATTACGCTCTAAATAATCGCTATTTTTATTATTTTCAATATTGTAATCCAGTTGAGTATTACGATTTCTTGTACTAGCCATTTTTATTATATATAAAACATATTTTTAATATTTTAATTGTCGCATATTAATTGTTTTATTTGAGAAAAATGATTTTCCTGGAGAGATTTATTGCTAATATAGTTTGAAAGTAATTTATGAAACAGATGAAAGTACTCAAACGAAAATAACATAGGAAATACAAATGTATTATCTAATTCTTTATTATTAGACTTGAAAAATTGGAAGAGCACTAACTTTTCGGAGAGAATATTTAAAATTTCTTGTATTTCCTTATTATCTTTTAAGAGGTCATAAATTTTTCCAGTAATAACACTAATTTTATCATCATCATATACGGTTTGCTTGAGTGCCTGTAGTAATTGTGCCTGATAACAAATAATAGACTCTTGGTCATCTTCAATTAAGTTATAAGTACATATAAAACCATTATCGTAATCTATGTCGTCCATATTATAATAATTAGTTTGGTTATTATTATATTAATTTTTTTTATAATATAATAATTTGAGATAGAGAGATTATCTACTTTTTAGCATTATCCCTTGCGTAATTACGCGCACTAACACCAGCACGGTTCCAGCCGTTCATCGCATCCTCCTCAATTAAATACGCAGGGTTGGTAATTGTTTTCTGGATAGGGTCAATAAGAGGGTAGTTCTTGTGTCCTGTGAAATCATTCTCCATTAATGGATTGACGGTCTTCTTATTGAGTGCGTTCTCTCCAGACCTTAACATAAACTCGGTGTCGCTGTCGCCCATACCTCTTCCTAAATATGGGACAGTTAAATATGGTCTCGCTACCAGCGATAATTTACAAGCGGGCTTGGTGATGTGAGTGTATTTTAATTCGTTATTAGCATCCATCTCACAGCCTTTGATACCTCCCTCGTGACCACCCTTGTAGAATACCTGTGGCTGCTTGGTGGCGAACTCAATAGCGGTGTTCATGGGGCAATGTGGGTAAAAATTCTCCAGTCTGTGATTGGCGTTATTCATATTTTGAATATTTCTCTGATCAATAGCAACATTATCATTCCCGATTCTCGAAGACGATTCAAACGTGTAAGGATAAGTAGTTGTAGCCGACATATATAGTAATTTAATATAATATTATATTTAATATTATATCCAATTAATAATTAAGATATTTGAAATATTCAAATAATTACATAGAACCCTTGATATCGCCTTGTAATATTTTATTTACCTCACTGTCTTTATACGACGCCATATTACCATAGCAGAATTTGGCGAAATCTTTCTGGTTATTGGGTACGCTGGTGTTAGCGGTAGTATGGAATTGTCTCATAGATTGTTCAAATTCAAATTTATCTCCTAAATCATTAAATAATTTTTCATCTATACTTTGGTCGTTGAAATTTTGTTTAATAAAATCTTTGGTAGAATTATTAATTTGTTCTTCAACAGCCTTATTATAAGCAGGAGCGGCGGGAGGTCTATTTGGGTTCGCCTGTATTTCGGGCAATTGTATATTCATAAGTGGGTTAATGGTTTCGGGATTGGTATAATTATGTTTATACTTTTTATACATTTGAATATCGCCAAAAGCCTCTTTCAGTTTATTGTTGCTCTTTTTATTTAAAATATAATAAGTCGCAATTAACATTACTAAAGTAATAATACCTGTAAATAAAAGTTTAATATTGCCCGAGAAAAAAAAACCAAAACTAGTAGAATAAATAACAAACTTACTAATAGCATTTAATTTTTCTTCTCTCGTCATATGAGCCATAGGCCATAAATCAAAGACAGTATCTTTATTTAATAACACGTATGGATTGTGTATCCAAAATTTAGTATTATGTTCTTCTTTAGTATTATCTGTATCCATTTATATATATATCCATAATTATTTTTATTAATTAATTTCACTTTAAATTAATGTTTGGATAGAATCCATGTATTTCTCCAAATCTGGTTTTACCAACTTACTATAATCAATCAACTTGGAGGAATCGCCGTAGGTCTGTGGCTGTAGTCCGTTTACGCTAATAGGACACGGCCAGTGGGAGGTGGTTCGCAGTTCGTTGAAATATTTGCGACGCTTCTCCACTTGGGCCTTGGTGTTTTTGGGGTGAGATTTCGGCAAGTAGCACAGATACTGGACGATTCTCTCTTCTGAATTGGCTTTGCCGTACCGGTTTTGATGGAATGTGCGGGAATCCCAAATAACCAAGTCACCGGGATTGACCTCCATAACAGTTCTCTCGTCTTTGATTTGTTCTAAATATGTTGGGTCAATGAGTTGCCAGTTTTTGGCACCCGTGATGTTTCGGCTCTTGAAATAGTCTTGGTGTAGGTCGTGAGAGTGCTTGTAGAGAACAAGCGTTCTCTCTGAATTTTTGGTAAGGCTCACGAAACTTTGGTAGCAATGGACTCCTACCGAATTAGGTGCTTGGTCGGTGTGAGTCCAGCACTTGTCTTTCTTCACGCAGTTCTGGGGGATAAAACACGAGCCGTCAAACGAAACGTTCAACTCGTCTGTATCCCAAATTTGCTTGAAGATATCCATAATGCTTTTGCGTGTCCTCAAATACCAAGCGTGTTCTTGGTGACCTGCCTCGTGAAACTTGTAAATGCCGTGTGGGTCAATTGTGTTGTGCTGCTTGTCGTGGTCGGGAACGGATGCTTGCCACTTGTAAAACATATTTTTTGCGATATCAACTTCTTCGCTTGTTAAAACACTTGGGATGACGACAAAGCCGTCTGTCTTTAAATTTTCAATATACTTATTTGTAATTATATTGGAAATCTGCTTCTCTAAATCTTCAATGCGTTTCTGTAGGGAATCCATTTTTGTGTTGTTTTTGTTTATGATTGGTTTGTAATACCTATTTTATATTTTGATAAATATATTTCAATTTTAATTTTGTCTAACAATAAATTTACTTCTTACCTTTACCCTTACCCTTCTTTTTGTTATTGGTAGATTTACGCTCTCCAGAGCCAACCGCAGTAGGAGCAGCGGGTTTATTCATAGCATTAGCAAACATATCTGGGTTGCTCTTCATCTGCTCCATTAGTGCGGCTAAATTATCGTTGATGTCGGTTAGATTTGGTGCTGCCTCGGTATTATCAGCACCAGAAGGTTTAGAAGCGGCTGCCTTACTCTTATTATCCTCTGCCTTTTTACGCATTCTCTCCTTAGTCCTGCTGGATTTAATATTTTGGTCCATCATATTTTGGAATGCGTTGTTATTCATCTTACCGCCACCCTTTGGCATGAATTGGTCCATATTCATAGACTTAAACATATCCTGAAAACTACCCATACCAGGCATAGACTGCATATTTTTGAATATATCTGACGCCTCCTCTAAAATCTCACTCTCTTTAAGCGACCCGTCTTTCATTTTAGAATCCAGTTTCCCGCTAATCTTATTAACAATACCCATTAACTTTGTAGGGTCTTTGAATAGGTTTTTGAATACATCATCTACACCTGTAATATTTTCCATATCAATACCGAGGTCTTTTGTTGTTTCTTCTGCTAATTCTTTCGCCAGATTACCTAATTTACCATTAATTAATTTATTAATGTGGTCGTGTATATCATCAGTTTTTGGAAGATTATCAATGTTTGATGGGTCAATATTCATAGACCCGAATAAATTCTCAAATGGATTAGAGTTTGATGCGTCCGCACCCTCGGCTGTGGTTTTTGAGGAAAACAGGCTCTCCATGCTCTTAACAGTCTCTTGTAGTTTGTCTTTGAACTCGTCGCCGTTGATGGCTTCAAATAATTTCTCATTATTACCAAGGGACTCCTTGTCGTGCACGTTTGTAATAATAGAAAATAGAATCAGTTGTAAATATTTCCATAGCGTCTCTTTGGTTGTAACTGTTGTAGTATCAAAATATAGGTCAGAGAAATTAATATCTGGTAGGAAACATAGTTCAGTATCTACTGTAAAAATTTCCTCGTTTTGATAAAGAACATCTAAAAATTTAAGTGGGAAAACTTTCTTGCAATAATTGAATAGATTAGTCATACTAATAACTAATTCGCTGTCTCGTGTTAAATTATCATCTTCGACATCAAAAGTATGGTTGATAATGTTAGTGAAATCGGGATTTTTATTTATAATCGCTTCAACCTTATCAGGAAAAGTGACCACAAGGTCTTTTAATAAATCCTTCACTATTTTAGAAAATTCAACCAGGTTTGATATCTCTATGTTTTCGGTATTATTCATTATCTTATGAATATGATTTAATTTTTATTTTTAATACATAATTTCGCAATATATTTAAAATAAAAAAATCAATATTCATTTTAATAATAAATTCTCGTTAATATTCTTTCAACTTTTTCTTATGTTTCTTGTTGATTATTTTCTACAAATTTTTTGTGTTTTAGACTTTTAAGATGTTCGGATTTACCGTTCCTACTATGAATAACACCACAAATACAAGTCATTTTTTCTTTTTTATTCGCTTCGTCTTTCTTTTTAAGTTCTGGGTCTTCTCTCCGTTTTTTACTCGTCTCATACATTTTCTTTCTATATTCTGGGTCTTCCATATTTTTTTTGTGCCTAATGCGGTTATATACTCTCTTATATTCGGTTCTTTCTTCGGGCGTTAGTCCTGGTAAATTTTTGTTTAGTGTGGGCTTAAGTGTTTCAATCCAATATCTCTCAAGAGTTGCTGCTGCTTTTTCATCTTCTAAATTTGCCGTTTCTAATATTTCAAAATGCCAATCATCAAACCCGCCATTCTCTCTAATACATATATAAACCTCGTAATTATACCCTGGACTCTTTTCATTATTACAATCGCTCTTATGGTTTGATTTTCTCTTACCAAAATCGCCTGACTTACCTACATATTCGTCGTTAATTAGTGGGTTGTTAGAACGCAATAAATATAAAACTGTGTTAGACCAATCAACTGTCATTTAATACTTTATGATTAATAATAAATTTTTATTTTTATTATCAATTTTTAAAAAAATATAAAAAGAAGTAAAAATCTACTTCACTAATCTCAAATCTCTCAAATTCATTATTCAATTTAATAATAAATCATTATATATAAAAAATGTATAATGATTGGGTAGTATTATCTATGTTTTGTTGCTTAATCACAGCTATTTCTTTTATTACTATGAAGTATTTATCAGAGACTAAATGCAAAATTAAAAATATCATTTTTCTGACTTTTTTTTTAGCCACATTTATGATATTATTATATATTCCATTTGATAAAAATTTTATTACAGATATTAACAAGAATTTTACTATGAAAGATTTGTTATTAGTTTTTTTATTCACTGTTTTATTAATTATTTCAAGATTTTTAATAACATATACTTTTAAAGTTTCTCCAAATATTGGTTATACACATTTGATTATAAATACTAATATAATTATAACATTAATCGCAAGCTATTTTTTATTTAATGAACAAATTAATTATCAAAGTTTTGCTGGAATGTTTATAACGTTGGTTGGGTTATTCATTACTATTATGTATTCATATTAAAAATTTTCTTTCATTTTGATTGATTTAATTATAATACGTTAAATTATTTTATTATATTGTAATAAAATAAAATAATGATTTTGCCGCTTGAGTATAAGAATTTATTCATATTTTGTTTATGGTTATGGATAATATCCTTCTTATATTATTTTAATTATATTAAATTCTCGCCTCTATATTTGGTCGTTTCGGCGTTTATTTTTACTAGTTTTAGAGAAATTGCTCTTAATAATAAGTATCATGGTTTTTTTATGAAAATATTTGTATTAATTTTTGAACTTTTTATTACGTTAATGGTTATTAGAAAACATTTTTTTATTGATAAAAAAAAATTTATAAATATAGATACTATTTTCATTAGTTTATTTATATTTTTTATATATTTGTTATTTTTAAAAATTACATTAAATAAAACATTTTATGAATATTACTTTATTGAATTATATAGATAAATTAGAACAAAAAACAAGTTTAAAAATTTATTTTAGGTTATTTCGTGCTTCCTCGTAGTTTTTAAGACTGTCCTCATTTACTTTATCAGGTGCGTAATTCTCTTCTGGTGTTTCTATTTTATCATTATTATTAATAGATGAATAATTATACAATTGTCGCATACCACCGTCTCCTTTAGCTGAAAGTTCATCATCATTTTGGTCTAAAAAACTAAAATTATCCGAATGTACGTCCGCCATACCAGCATTCATATTAAACGCAGATGGTTCGCCGTTGAAGTTTGTTGCCACGGCGACATTAACTTGTTCTACTGGTTTTAAATAATTAAGAATATCATCACCAAATAGAACTTTAAACTCGCCATTTAATATCATAAGTGCTGGAACCCTATTAACGGTGTCTGGTAATAATAATTCCTGACTGTTTTCTAATACGACATACGTTGCGTTATTTTTATTGACTCGCTTATCAATACATACATAATGTAAATCATTTTTAATGGATGATTTAGATAAATGACCTATTATTTTTTTACAGTTTTCACAAAAGTTGCTATAATATAAAACGGTGCCCATATATTAATATCTTTTTGCTGATTTATTTATGTTAATATTTATTTAAAATATAAATCAATAAAATAAATTTGTATTTTAAATAAAATTGAAAAGAATATTATAAATAATAAATAATTTACATAGTATAAATATAATGAGCGGCGAGCCAAAACTAAGCAACGTAGAGGAAACTAATGATGTGCTGAAATTCACATTAAGCAATACAAATATTAGTATTGCTAATGGTGTTAGGAGGGTGCTACTTTCGGAGATCCCAAGTGTCGTATTTAAGACTACCCCATACAAGGAAAACCGGGTTGATATTAAGGTTAATAAGTCTCGCCTAAATAATGAACTGATTAAACAGCGTGTAAGTTGTATTCCAATTCATATTACCAATGTATATGATTTCCCGTATCAAAATTATGTTGTAGAATTAGATGTTATTAACGACACTAACGCCAACATTTATGCGACCACTGGTGATTTCAAGGTAAAAAACACAGAAACCAATAATTATCTGGAGAGCGACGAAGTAAAGAAACTATTCCCACCAGACCCTATTACGGGTGACTATATTAACATTCTCCGCCTACGACCAAGGCTGACTGATACAAGTGAGCGGGAGCAAATTAAGTTTGAAGCCACTCTAAAGATTGCTACAGCAGGCGAAGACAGCACATTTAACGTTGTAAGCACTTGTGCTTATGGTAATACATTAGACCCAGTAAAGATTAAAGATGCTTGGGAGGCAAAGGAACTCGCTCTTAAAGCCAAGTCGGCTACAACCGAAGAGATTGAGTTTGCTAAGAAGGATTGGATGCTATTAGACGCCAAGCGTCTATTCAAAAGTGATAGTTATGATTTTGTAATTGAGACAGTTGGTATTTACAGTAACTTTGAACTTATGGATAGTGCTACTGGTATTCTTATTCAAAAGTTATACACTACGCTGGAATCTCTTAAGAATGAGCCAGAGTTAATTAGTGATGCGGTTGATACTCTGGAAAACTCATATATTATTGTATTACAGAATGAGGATTATACAGTCGGTAAGATTATTGAATATATTCTATTCAGTAAATACTTTCAGGAGAAGAAGGAACTGAATTATGTTGGATTCCTCAAAAAGCATCCACACGACAAGGATAGTTTCATCAAAATTGGTGCTAAAAATATCCTATCCAAAGATGAAATTATTAGTATGGTTGAAGATTGTGTAAATACGAGCATCGAGTTAATTATCGTAATCAAAAAATATTTCGCAACTGTATAAACTATTATGGGTAATATATATACAATCTGCTTTCTTCATGAAGAAGAAGAAAATAATAGTAATCAAATAATAACTCCTGCCTTTATTATTAATTATAACTCTCTAACGAAAAATATTGATACATCAATACCACGTATAATAGAAAATTATTATGGCGATGATAATAATTTATGAAAATTCATTTTTTTTATATAGAAAAATGAATTTTTTGGATAGTTAATACAACTTACATAACAACATCGGTGTCTTCGGCAACAGCATCTTTCTCGGTGGAATTGAATTTATAATTTACGGCGTGCATTTGCTGTGCGGGATGTAGAGCATTAACATAATTAATAACCACTTTCTTATCAACTACCTTACCATCAGCCTTAAGTTCGTTTTTGTATAGTTGATGTAGAGCATACATATGGTTTTTGTATTGGAACTCATACTCTTTGAGAGGCTTCTCCTTCTTAATAAAGCAATTTACATAATTGGTATGTAGTAGATGAGTGTATTCAAACATAGCAAGTTTGAATTTATTGAAAAGAATCATATGTTCGGGGTAGTAATGCAGGAACTCCTTGATTTTTCCTTCCTTCTTTAGAGAATAGTAATTAAACTGTAGCTTTGGCTGATTACCACGCAGCTTACGAACATCCTCATAATTAATGTTTCTAATTTTAGTCCTTGTACCATCAACATTATAAATAATAGTTCCAACACAGTGAAATGGTGCCCTGCGGTTGTTGAAATGGTCGTAAATATCTTGGTATGGAGTGGCGATTGGATATTTGTTAATGAACTGGATAGTTGTATCAGCAAATACACACGGAGGCTTGATAACAAACTTGTGGATGCTCTTTTCAACAATAGAAACAACTGGGAAATTAGTGTTATCAATATCATATACCTTGACAAGATATAGAAGTGGAGTTTGGACTGGTGTAACAATACGGTTGAATGGATGCTGCATTACAAACGAATAAGAGTATTGCTTATCAAGACTGTTTAAATCAAAGTTGCTGAATTTACAACTTTCAAAAAACATAGTCCTAAATGTAATATTTCCAGTTTGCTGCTCGTTCGTTTCGTTATTGAATAGGTCATAATTTTTAATATCGTTGAAAAACACCATATTACCACCGACAGTAGATTTTGTCGCAATCTCCCACGTTTCATTCACATTATCATAAAATACATTAATCATCGTGCCATCTACAAAATCTTCAGCCCAGCAGTCATTTGTATCGGGATACTTTGTCGTAAATTTATCAAACGAAAGCGATTTTTCAGGACTATACACAACAACCTTATTACCACGCACAATTACCGACCTAAATTTAGATACGGTTTCAAAACCCTCACCATCTGCCAACATTTTTAGATTATCCTTTTTGTATTTGATTACTGTGTATACATTGTCATTGTATGTATAATTTTTTTGGTTAAAAGCGGTGTTGTCTTCATTTAGAATACCTGTTAGGTCCAGTTCTTTTGTGATTTCAATATTATTAGCACTCGTCATTACGGGTTATTACTATAATTATAAATATATCTTTAACTTGTTTAAAAAAATATAAAAATAAATAAAAATAAAGATATTTCACAAATTTTCTATTATAAATATAATATAATATAATATAATTATAATTATAATGGAAAATACAAATTTTATTTTACAATATGGTGATATTGTCCGCATTATTTCTCCTACCAATAATTCTTTGAACGAGAAAATCTTTTTCATCAAATTTATTGACCTCACAAAAATTATTTTGTTGAACGACGATTTAACAACTACTCTTGATATTGATGATGAAAATGGAAAATTAATGGATGATACGATAGATAACATAGTATTATTATACAGGGAGGAAAGCCCCAGTTTTGTTATTCAAAATAACATTACTATCGGTAAAAATATATCCATTACTTTTGGAGGTGCTTTACCAAAAATTATAAATGGTGTAATCACCAACACAGAAGAAGATATGATTGAAATATCTATTCTACCCGTCTCCGACCCACCGAACATTATATATATTGATTTTGCTTATTCTGGCATCCCCGAAAAATACAATATTGAGAAGATTGTCGTAAAAGATATGAATGATATATTATCAGGCGAAACGCCCGAAATGCCCGCTGGAGAAGATGAACCTTCTCAATTTCTTAATTTAGATAATAATGATGATTTAGATTACGATCTCAATAACCCCATTGATGACCGTGAATTTAATGAAATATTATTAGATGACTTTGAATTAGAAGAGGATTATGAAGAATTTTACCATAATGTAAATGTTCCCGATAATGAAAAAAGATATACTTTAGATACACAGTTAAATGATTATATGGATGCTCGGTTAAATAAATATAAGCCATCCGAAAGAAATGAAGCACTAATAGCAGATGTCAATTTAGAATTAAACAGATATAAGGAACTGAGGGAATTGTATTCGGTTTTTGATGATAACAATAATCCCCGTCTGCCAGCGACCAAAGGTGAGTTCTATAAACCATTGAAGGAAACATTATACAATTTAAATAAAAAATTATACTGGCTTGTTCCAGTTGTTTATAACGCCAAATCGTTAATTTACAATGAAGAGACCGAAGATGTTGAAGATATTGATGAGGAGCATACTAATACACTTAAGATGGGTGAATTCATTCATCAAATTAATTCAGTAATTAACAAATGGTCCAAAACGAGCACCAAAGAACAATTAAATGACTACAAAACATATATCAACAACCTTTTATCTATAATTGATAATACTACAAATATTCACTTGCCCGGGGCAAATGACGATAGTATTACTCGCAATAAATTAGATGTTAATACGCAGATGCACGCCATCAGCGATATATATGATGACTTCTATAGTTTTGTTGTTAAGGACCGTTCAATTGATAAAAATAGGTTCTCGGTAGAAGTTTATAACCAGGGTATGAAAATGTTACAATCTGATTATGTAAATAACAAACGGGCGTATAATTTCAAGGATTTAACTCCAAATGAGAAAATTACCGTAATATCCTTTATTACATTACCACTACCCGTTTTTAATTTCTCTAAAATCAATTTAGGATACACCAGTATTTATACCAGATCCAATCTGAATACTGACTTCTTCAATTATTACCAAACACTAAATAATGATACTGTTATCAACAAAAATATATTAGAGGAGCCCCATACCGAAAAATTTGTAAATACACATGATACTATTCACGGCAATAAATTATTTGATAATATTAACAGTTTTTCAATTGAAGACACCAATAATAAAACTGCCGAAGAGAAATTGAACCTTTTAATGGAATCGTTTATACCAACTAATAGTTCGGCGATCAAATATTTATCGGATGCGAATAAATATGTTAATTTCAAGGCATTAATTCTTGATACACAAGCCTTAAATATTGATATGTATTCCTTAAACAACAAAGACCACCAACTCATCAACAAATTATTCAACGAAAATATTGCGGACTACAAAAAAGAATATAATACCAATAAAGACCTACTCGGTGAACTGATAAATATTGTTAATAAAGAGCCAAAGAAAATCAAGTCCAAGTATAATTTTGACTTTGATATTATTAATAAAGACCTCAAACAGGCGTTATACGATACTTACGCCATAGACCCCAAATTATATAATGATAAATCCGAGTTACTGAATGACTTCATAGAAATTGATAGTGGTAAATTCTTTACTGCTACGCTGAATAAGACCATTATGGATTTAATCGTATCTAATTTACTGGATAATTTCATTACACAGGCGAACAAATCAAAAGAGCCTATTCCAGCAGAGGATAATGATGATACTTGTGAAAAATACTACCTGTCTAAGAAATATACATTAATGGAAGATATGATGGATGATAACAATAAGGAATTATTCGTTGATGCCATATATGATAATACATTATATAGTCTGGTAAATGAATACCCAAATGAAAAAGCCACCATGGACACCAACACATTCTTCCTGTTTTTAACCGAGAAAATTATGGATATTATGAATTTAACAAAACAGAATGCTCTCAGGGAAGCAAAGGCGATAGTTGAAGAGAAGAGAGAAGTAATTGATGGTGATTACGCCATATTTTTAGACAACGAGACTAAAAAAAATTACATTTATGTTCGCACCAATTCAGCGTGGGTTCTTGATGAAAAATTCAAGAATGATTTCCATATTGACTCCAATAAAATCTTATGCGATGTTAATAAAGATTGTATATCAATTGGCGACAAGTGTATGAATGGTGATAAATTAGACAGGAAAAATATGAAAGAGGATGTTGAAAAAATACTTGATAGTTTCCAGGCAAAATATAATTTAAGTATTGAAGAAATCAAAGGCAAACTCAATCTCAACTACGAGAACGCCAAAAATTACCTGCTTAATGTTAATAAAATTAAAAATGAGAAGGATAGGTATATCAATAATATTATCCGCAGTAATTATGTGGAACTATCATATGATATTGTTGAGTCTCCATATATGGGGTTGAAAGATAAGGTATTAGGTATTCCCGATTTTATAAAGCGTCAGGAATATATTAAGAAATTCTGCCTTAAATTTACAAGAGACGCCATACGCGACGAGAATGTATATTGGTTATATTGTAATGCGACAGGAGTTAAATTGATGCCGACATTCTTATTAAAATTAGCAAACGCATTCACAAGCAAACAAAATTATATCAGGGCACTTGA